CCTGGTGCTGTTGAAGTGCTGCGCTTTGCGCGTGAGTCGTTCTTCTCAGGCCTGGCACCTACTGGCGCATCTACCGTCTACATCGTGCCAGGCGAGGGCATGTAATGAGCCAGGTCGATGCACGAGTTGCCATCTGGTGTCGATTACGCTGTGTTCGATGCCGCCATCAACAGCGGTCCAGGAAGGGCAGCGAAGTGGCTCCAGACATGCGTTAGCGTCGAGCCTGATGGTGGCATAGGCCCGAAGACTTTGGCGGCTGTGGCGTCCTTTGACTCACAGCAGCTCGTTGAGGACTATTCCGAGCGCAGACTGTCATTTTTGCAGGCACTTCCAACCTGGCCAACATTCGGCAAAGGCTGGGGTAGGCGCGTTGCCGATGTGCAGGCCAAGGCAATCGGCATGATTGCCTGAGACCTACTGCGAGGCCTTGCGATTGCGGCAGGCCTCACGCATCGCTGGGGTAAAGTCTGGGTGAAACGATGCCAGGCTGCAGTCGATCATCCGTCTTTCAGGTGCGACTATTGCAGATGCTGCGATCAGCACGATCCACATGCAGATCACCAGCACCACGCCAAGCACCACGAGCATGGCACTGGCCATCCTTTTCAGGTATCCAGTCGCAGGACTGGGCGGCAGTGGCTCAGCGGCCAGCATGACTGGCCTGCACTTGGCAACTTTGGAAGAGTAGCAGTTCATTTGTCCAGGCCCAAGAACAGACAAGCGTGCTTATGGCTCACGCCTTTGGAGTCGATGTAGGTCTCTCCGCAGCCGACCATCCACTCGGCCAGCAGGACGGCGACAGCCACCCCAATGGCCAAGGCCAGCGCAGCATGAAGCAGCCATTTCATTTCTTGGCCTCCGAAGGTGGCACCCAGCCCATTGCGCGAAAGCGATCCATGATGTTGGTGGACGCTGCTGGCACATAGCGCCAGTTGGGATTGAGCAGACTGGGCCTGATGGCCAGCCAAGAGGGTTGCTGAGGTTGTGGGGCTTGCATGGCAGTCTCCTTGAAGAAGGGGCCAGTGGCCCCGGTTAATTACTTGATCTTGATCTCGCCAAAATACTTGTCACCAGTTGGGCGATAAGCTCCCTGCTGTTTCAGCACAGACAAAGCACCAGCAAACTGCAATGGGCTCACGCCTTTTACGCTTGCATTGGGCAGGTAAACCATGGCCCAGCGGCTTCCATCTTCATCTGTCGATTGGCATCCTTCGTGGTTGGCTACCAAGGATTCGTAAACTGTGCGGTTAATCATCATGTCGGTTACTCCGGTTTGATTGTTGCGATGCCCACATCTTACCACGATTACCCACAATCTAATCAACTAGGGACAAACCCTAGTCTTTAGGATTTTTTGCAGCAATCACCTTGGCCACCTTCTCAAGCGTTGTGAATCGATGCATGTTGGCGCACTCATAGCGCCTGTACTTGGCATTGTCTGCACGCTGGCGAGTCTCCTTCACCAGCGTCCAGGTGCCACATACTGGGCACTTCATGAGGCCACCTTCTTGCCCTCATCTGCCAGCCCCTGCTTGATGTAGTGCAGCACCTGGGCGGCCAGTGTCCTGGTGTCGTTTTCAGCCTGGCGGCGCAGCGCCAGCTCAACATCTGCTGGGATGCGGATCGTCATGTAGCGATCCTTGGTCTTGGCGTCTGCGGAGGCCATCAATCCGTGCCCCCAGCATTGGTGACCACATCCTCGAACATGTCTGCGGTGGCTTGGCCTGTGGCCAGCTCGACAGGAACGCCATGCGTGAGCAGGCTCACCAGATCGTCCTGGCCAGCCACCTCGATGTCAAATCTGGTCTGGGCTGCGTACTTGATGGCCTGGGCCTGGTTGGCTGCACGAATCAGGCGGTGCTTGTTGGTCTCGGTGTCGGTGACGACATAGATGCGAGTGGTCATGTGTTTCCTATGTGATTGGTGAAAAAAGTGCTGATCTGCTCTTTTGCATGACCAGCACCTTTCCCCACTATACAACAGAATCCCACACTTTCGAGATATGCGATCCAGTCTTTTTGCTCGGCGCTGATGCTGCCGCCTTTGCTGCGTTTCATCTCGACCCACAGGCTCCAGGCAGGCACGAACAGGTCAGGCACGCCAGAGGCCACGCCTTCGGCCTTCAGGCGGCCAGCGGTGGCTTTGCTCCTGGCTCCACCATTGGGGATGGCAAAGATGCGCACGTCTGGCCAGGTCTGCCGAAACCATCGCACCAGCTCGCGCTGCTCCTCGTGTTCGGTGGGGATTAAAACGGACATGCAAACTCCCACTTCTCGCAGGCATTCACCGCGTCAGCAAACTCTCCTGGCGGCCTCATGTCAAAGACCGAGCAGTGGCCTTCCTGACTGAAATGCTCGCATGTGTGGCAGCACTTCGGAGGTCCAGATTGCAGCCATTGGCGGTAATCAAGCAGGAATTGTGGTTCTGGTGGTCTGGTGGTCATGTCCAACTCCTCTTCAAAACACGGTGAAACTTCCCGTCCATTTTGTACTCGATGGCCTTTGGCGGCTGGCTGTTGCTCATCTGCACGGCCAGGTACTCCAGCCCTTCGCTATCGCCCATGCGCTCAGCCTCGGCCAGATGTGCGCCTGACGAGTTGGCCATCTTGAAGAGCTGCTGCATCGCACGCTCTCCAGCATAGCCATCATGCAGCACCGGCAGGTACTCGGTGATGGGCTTGTCAGACAGGCTGCCATAGTATGTGCAGGACAACATCTCCTTGCCGCTGGCCTTGCTGATGTGCCTGCGCCAGTTCCAGCTCGTCACCTCAAGGTCTTTGCCTTCCAGGCCCATGATGTCGTCGTTGCGCAGCTCCAGCTTCTTACGCTCAGGCTCAGGGAATGGATGCAAGCAGGCAGGGCAGACGGCCACCGAGATGGCACACAGCTCACCGCAGTTGTCACAGACCTTCACTGGTGCCTCGCCATTGCCATCGCCTGCCTTCTTTGGCGGCTGTACTGCGGTGATCGGCCCGTGCGTGGCCACCACTCCTGCAAAGTCCAGCACTAGGCAGTGATCGGTGTGGCTCTTGACCCTCATGCCTCGGCCTGCCATCTGGACGTACAGGCTGGCCGACATGGTTGGGCGCAGCATGGCAATCAGGTCGATGTCAGGATAGTCGAACCCAGTGGTCAGCACGTTGGCGTTTGTCAATGCGCGTAGGCGGCCAGCCTTGAACTCTGTCAGCATTCGCTCGCGTTCCTTCTTCGGAGTTTCACCCGTCACGCACTCAGCGGTCACGCCACGCTGGCGTAGGACTTCGGCTACATGCTGTGCGTGCTTAACGCCTGTACAAAACACCAGCCAGGCTTTGCGATCTCCTGCCAGCTCAATGACCTCGCGCACCACCCGCTGATTGTTGTCGTCGGTGTCAACGGCTGCCTGTAGCTCGGCCTCGATGAACTCGCCCCCACGCTTGTGCACACCAGTCACATCCAGCTTGGCCCTGGTGACCTTGCTGCGCAGCGTGGCTAGGTAGCCCTTGAAGACCAGCTCCTCGATGCTCACAGGCTCTATCAAGGCATCGAACAGAGCAGGCTTGTCGGTTATCAGGCCATGCCCCAGGCGGTAGGGCGTGGCCGTAAGACCGATGACCCGCAGGTTCGGGTTGATTGCCTTCAACTCGGACAGCAGCTTGCGGTATCCACCCTCGTCCTTGTGGTTAACCAGGTGGCACTCGTCAATGATGACCAGATCAATATGGCCCAGCTCCTTGGCCTTGGTGCGCACCGACTGGATGCCAGCAAAGGTGATTGGCTCTCCGAGTTGCTTCTTTCCGATGCTGGCGCTGTAGATGCCCATCGGCGCACCTGGCCAGTGCTGGCGCATCTTCTCTGCATTCTGCTCGATCAGCTCCTTGACATGCGTTAGCATCAGCACCACGGTCTCTGGCCAATTCTGCAGCGCGTCCTTGCACAGCGCGGCCACGATGTGGCTCTTGCCTGATCCGGTGGGCAGCACCAGACAGGGATTGCCTGAGTGGCCTGCCTCGAACCACGCATAAAGCTGGTCGATGGTTCGCTGTTGGTAGTCACGCAGCATCTTGCCCCCTTGCTTCGATCAGGTTTGCAATGCACCCGCCGTAGTTTGAGCCTTGATGGTCAACGTCCCACTGCCTTGCGATGGCTGCACAGGCGTTGCGCTCGGACTCACTCACTTGCCACTCCAACTCTTTCAGCAGGTCTTCAACCGTGTCGCCGTGGCCGGTGGCGTAGCCCTGGGCCATCATCCATGAGGCCACTTTGTTGCGCTCGGCTGCGATCTGCTGGCGCATGTAGCCGACAGTCACCATGCCTTCGGCGTGCATTCTCTTTGCCTCTGCGTCAGCGACAAGGGCGGCGAAGCGTTCGAGGTATCGTAGTTCTACGAAGCGAACCTCATTCCCGTCGTCGTGCGCCCCTGCCCGCCGCGCCATGCGGATGATTTCGTCTCTGCTCATCCCACAATCCTTCCACCAAACTGCTTGCGCAGGTCATGCAATTGCGTCCAGCCCTTATCCGCACAGGCAGATGCATTGGCCAGCAGCTCCTTGGAGCCGAACACACCTTCCTGCTCAGGGTCTCCATTGGCCACATTCGTGCCATTGATCTCATACACAGCCGTCCACTCATCTGGCCCATCTTTGCGCTGCCAGGCCACCAGATCAGGATGTAGGACATGGCCTTCACAGCCTGTGCGCTGGGCATCCACCGGGATCACAGCATCCCACTTGGCGCAGTGCCAGGTGCTGTCCTCCTTGGCCGTGCTGTGTGCACAGGTGCGGCAGTTCACATGCTTGGTGGTCTTTGTGCTATGGCAGAACTCGTGCGCATCGCAGAACTTGCATTGATACCAGCTCGGGTCGGTGCTGATGGGAGGCGGCATCCGATCCTCTGTGGCCAGCCTGTGGCCTCGCTGGATGTACTTCTCGGCCACCTCCTTTTCGTAGCGCACACGCTCGGTGTGGATGCGGTCATCGTCCTTGCAGACTGCCAGATAAAAGGCACGGTCGATCTTGGTGCCGTGCATGTAGAGCTGCATCTGGACAAAGTGCTCGGTCTTTGACTTCTCGACGCCTTCTTTCACCAGGTCATCAAATGACTTCTTGCTGTGCGTCTTAAATTCGGCCACATGGCGCTTCTTCGGCGCTTCAGGCACCCCTGACTCAATGATGGCGTCCAGGCTGCCAGACACATGGCAGCCAAGGTCTACACGGCTTTGTGAGCTGCCTGTGCTGCGCACATCCATGCCGATGGCTCGCAGGTCTGAAACGATGGTGGCTTCCTCCATCTGGCCCCTGCGAAACAAACGCAGGACTCGGCCAGGAAACTTTGGCTGCACAGCCCAGCGAAAACTCAGCCACAGCCACCTGTCACACACATGGCCGAGCTGGCTGCAGCCCATATGCGGCCTGGGCACCTCGGCCTTGGCCTCATGTGCTTTGTCAATTAGCCCCTGGATGCTATGATTTGCTTCGGGTATCTTCATGGTTCCCGTCTCCTTCCTGTAGTTGCCACATTGCCCCAGGCGCCTCACGGTTCCTGGGGCTTTTTCTTGCTTACTTCTTCAGCCAGGGCGGCGCTGCCTTGGCCGGTGCTGCCTGGGCGGCAGGTGATGCTGCAGGTGCGGCTGGCTTAAACGCTGGGGCTGCTCCACCATTGATTGCGCGATAGCCCTTCACATCGTTGCTGGCCTCGTAGGTCTTGCCGGTCTTTTCATCCGTGCGTGCAGCACGAATCGCCAGCTTGATGTTGACACTACTGCCGATCAATTGGTCGGTGTCCGTCACTTTTGACAAGCCAATCGCTCGCATGATGTCCCCCAGTTGCTGGCGGCCAATCTCCTCGGCCTTCGCGTTGGCGTTCTTGATGTTCAAGTTCGAGAACACAACTCGGCCCTGATGACTTGGGCCAGTGATGTCCAGGCGAATCTTGATGTACTGGCCGGTGCCATCGTTGGTGTCCTTCAGCTCGGCCTGCGTGATGTTGGCGTTGTAGTTGCCCTCTGGCAGCGGTGCATAGCTTCCACCATTGCCTTGCGGCAGTTCGTTTGCGTCAAAGGTCTGTCCAAGAAAAGCCATGATTTACTCCTTGATGGTGATTTTGAAAGATGGGCGGCCAGCCTTGGCCGTGATTGCGTCTGCCAGTGGGCGAGTGATGGTCTCGTCTGCAGCCTTCCAGAGCGCCATGTTGATCTCTGGCGTCCAGCGAAACAGGCGTGCCAGATGCTCAGTCAGGCCATGCTCGGCGGCCAGCTCTTGCAGCTTGTCGCTGTCAACCTTGCGGTCAATGCGGCCAGCGATCTTGACCACAAAGCCGTCTGGCTCGGCAGTCTCAGTGCCCTCGAAGTTCTCAGCCAAGGCCAGCAACTTGACGATCTTGTCCTCGATCTTGCGGCGCTCAGTCGTGGCATTGCCTTCTTCGGCCTTGTAGCGCAGCCAGTCTGCGCTGAGTGCTTTCAGGTCGGCGTTCATCATGCTTTGCCTCCGATCTTTGCAATGACTGCGCTCAGGTCTGGTGCCTCCCAGGCGTCCAGCTTGCCGCTGCGATCCTTAGCCAGCCAAAGGCCATCCGAGTCGCACATCAGCGCACGCTGGGTATTGCCATCGCCATCCTTCTCGACACGCAGTGCCAGCACCTCGTCGAAGAAGTATGGCAGCGCCTGTCCGGTCTTGTTGCCAGGCATGGAGGGCGAGTACAGAACCCTTCCCATCTCATCCTGCGTCTTTTCTAGCTTGGCACTCATGTACACATGGCGGCCAGGCAGATCGCGGAAGGCACGAATGATGTCGGCCATCTGCTCCTGCATCGCACCGTAGGCTTGCCTCGGGTCTTTGGTGGCCTTCTTCTCGGTGTTCAGGCAGACTTCAGCGATCTCGCTGATGCTGTCCAGTGCCACCGATTTGTAGGCCTTGGCCTCGTCGCTGCTGGTCAGCCAGGTGTATGCCTCCTGCAGCTCGGTCATCGAGGTGATCTCAATGAACGGCAGGTCGGCGTCCTGGATGGACAGCAGGCCACCCTCTGCACTCAGCACAATGGGGCTGGGCAGCGTCTTGATGAGGCTGGTCTTTCCAGCCCCTGCCTGGCCATAGACCAGGACTTTCACACCGTTGGCAGCCAGGCTGCCGGTGGTCTTCACGTTGATTGCCATCTTGGCTCTCCTTCTTGGTTTGCACCACTTTCAGGGAATCTGTTTGTGGTGTGCTTGCACTATACTCCGAAAAAATGTAGGATGTCAACGTCTCGACAAATTTTTTTTACAGGAAACCCAAAATGATGAGCTTGGAGCAGATACGAAATGCCCTATCTGACCGCATGCCGGTCAAAGTAGCCGAGGCCACTGGGCTGCACTACAACACCATCCGAGAGGTGCGCGACAACCCTGATGCCAATCCGACCTACAAGGTCATGCTGGCTCTGTCCACCTACTTGGAAGGCCGGAGCAATGACCAGCAAAGCTGAAGCAGCACTGACCTACGCATCATGGGGCTGGCATGTCTTGCCGGTGGTTCCCAATGGGAAAGTTCCAGCCACCCAGCATGGGGTGAAGGATGCCACCACAGACCCAGAGCAGATTACCCGCTGGTGGGCACAGAATCCAGACTTCAACATCGGCATTGCCGCAGGCGAGCGTTCAGGCATCATCGTCTTTGACATTGACCCGCGCAACGGCGGCGAAGAATCCTGGTCAGTCTGGACAGACAATCATGGCCGTGTGCCAGATGGCGCAATGCAGATGACAGCCGGTGGAGGCTTCCATCACATTGCCGATTACATCCCAGAAATCAGATCGTGCAAGCTCACTGAAGGTGTCGATCTGCTGGCCGATGGGCGCTACTTTGTGGCATTCCCAAGCACTATTGAAGGACGCAGCTACGAGTGGGAAGCCACAAGCGATCCGTTTGATGGCGTGGCTCCATTCACAGTTCCGACGACATGGATGAAGGCCTACAGCGCCATGCGCAAACCTGCAGAGCGCCAGCAGGCCAACACTGGTGGCGGTCTTATCCAGGGCAGCAGAAACAACGGCTTGACAGCCCTGGGCGGCGCAATGCGGCGCTACGGCATGACCGAGGCCGAGATCATGGCAGCTCTGGCCATCGCCAACGAGACCCGCTGCGAGATTCCATTGCCATCTTCCGAGCTGGCGCAGATCGTCAAGTCAGTTGGAAGGTACGAACCAGAAAGCGATGTGGCTGCGGCCACCGGCATTGGCTCAGAATCTGCCGACTTCATCCTTGCTGCGGCCCAGGCTGAGACGCAAGAATATTTCTTTACCCGAGCCACCTCCTACCTTGGGCAGCCAGCCCCACTGCGCTGGATCATCAAGGGCTGGATTCCAGATAGTGGCGTGAGCATGGTCTACGGCGAGTCAGGCTCTGGCAAGACCTTCATCACACTGGACATGGCCTGCAACATTGCGGCAGGCTTGCAGTGGCATGGTCATAAGACCAAGGCAGGCTTGGTGGTCTACATGGCAGGTGAGGGCAACTATGGTCTGCGTCAGCGCGTCACAGCCTGGTGTAAGGCCAACGGTGTCCAGAATCTGGACAACCTGCTGATCTCGAACAAGGCCATCGACATCGACAGCCCAGCCGCTGCGGCTCAGATCATCAACGCAGTGCGTGAGATCACCCAGGACGCTGCGGTGGCAATCTTCATCGACACTGTAAATAATCACATGTCTGGGGATGAGAACAGCGCCAAGGACACCCGAAACATGCTCAACGCCTGCAACATCGTGGCCCGAGCACTGAGCGCCAGTGTGTGCCTCAATCACCACACTGGGCATGCAGCCGAGTCTAAGCAGCGAGCCCGAGGCTCCAGCGCCTGGAAGGCCTCGCTGGACGCATCGATCCTGGTCTCCAAGAACGACAACAGCATCGAGATTTCCTGCACCAAAATGAAGGACGCAGAGCCTCCGAATCCGTTCTTTGGCAAGCTGGAGACAGTGCCGCTAGGCTGGATTGATGAGGATGGTGAGGAAATAAAAGGCGCAGTATTTGTGATTGAAGAAAATGCGCCTGAGCAAAAACCGAAAAAAGAATCCGAGATTCAAAAAGATATTCGGAAATTCACAAATGCTTGGTGGCATGCTGGCGCTGAAGACCGAGACAAAATGCCTTATCTTTCGCGCAGCGCACTGCTTCAATATCTGACGACAAACGAAGGACTGACAGAATCGACAGCAAAAACTTACGCTCAGGAAAGCAAAAAAGGCAGGTTGATTTATAACCTGCTAAACGCTCAGATTATTGTTGCGCATGAGCATGGGTGGGTGGTTTCCGACAACGCCACTGCAGCAACTCTGATGGTCCGAAGGACTGAAAAATAGGGTGGGACAAATGGGACAAGATGGGACAAACTGGGACAAATGTCCCGAGGACAAGGCGAGGCAGCCTGGGACAGGACAGGACACACACCTTTAGGGTGTGTCCCATTGTCCCAGCCACGATGTGCGATTTTTAACCTTGAAAGGAACAACCTGTGGATAAGTGCAAGACCTGCGAGTCAGATCAACTTGAGATCGGAATCACCAACATCTCATCAGGTGCGACTGTCTATCCGATCTACTGCAAAGCATGCGGTGAGGTATTCGCAAAATATGTGAAGAAAAGCATTGCACAAGAATATGCTAGAACAAATGGGCCTCTGCAATATGTGAAAACAAGAACAGCAGAATATATTGAGAAACGACAAATTCAAATTAAATGCGAAGTCTGCGATGCAAATGAAGGTGAATTACACCACTGGGCACCACAATATTTATTTGGCATTGAAGCAGACCAATGGCCCGTTGGTTATCTTTGCCGAGCATGCCATCGCAAATGGCATGATCTTGTAACTCCAAACATGAGCACCAGAACATGACACAACCAATCGACAAACCAAACTTCGCAACCTGGGAGCGCGACAACCTGGTGCGCTTTTGTCAGGACTGCTACGCTGCACTGCTGGCCGAGCAGGAGGCCAACGAGCAGCTCAGGATTGACCTCAAGGATGCGATGAAGATGGCGCGGCAACAAATTCTGAAGGACAATGCAGCATGACCACGAAAACACACAAAGCAAAGAATGGCGAAAAGAAGCCAGTCAGAAGGCACGAGAACAAGGCCGAGTTGATCGGCCTGGTGCTTTCCGGAATGCGTAACGGTCTGAGCGCATTCAAGGCCTGCGAGGCCGCTGGTTTGTCGCAAAGCACTTTCAATCTGTGGGTCAATGAGGACGCAGAGCTTGCCGCAGAATACGCGCGCGCGAGGGAAGACCTGATCGAGCGCATTGCCAACGAGGTGATTGAGCTGAGCGATGCCGATGTCGGAATGCAGCCAGACGGCAAGAAAGACTGGGCAGCGGTGCAGAAGCACAAGCTGCAGGTCGATACCCGCAAGTGGCTGTTGTCGAAGCTGGCCCCGAAGAAGTATGGCGAGAAGATCGAAGTTTCTGGCGATCCTGCCAATCCGCTGGTGCAACGCATTGAGCGCGTGATCGTCAAGACATGAGCGTCCTCCAGCTCCAGACCCCAGAATGGGCACTGCCACTGTTGGAGGCCAGCCGCTACAAAGGCGCATGGGGTGGCCGAGGCTCTGGCAAGTCTCACATGTTTGCCGAGCTGATGATCGAGGCCCACATCATGGATCAGAAGCGGCGCAGTGTTTGCGTGCGCGAGATTCAGAAGTCTCTGAACCAGTCTGTCAAGCGCCTGCTGGAAACCAAAATCCAGGACATGAACGCTGGCGCTTACTTCGAGGTACAGGATGTCGTCATCAAGTCCAAAAAGGCCGATGGCGCGATCATCTTCCAGGGTATGCAGAACCATACTGCCGACTCGATCAAGTCGCTGGAGGGTTATGACTGTGCCTGGGTTGAGGAGGCCCAGAGCCTGAGCCAGACCAGCCTTGACCTGCTGCGGCCAACGATCCGCAAGCCAGGATCAGAGCTGTGGTTCACCTGGAACCCACGCGATCAGTCCGACCCGGTGGACTTCCTGCTTCGCGGCCCGACACCGCCCAAAGATGCCACCGTCCTGAAGGTCAACTTCACCGATAACCCGTGGTTCCCAGAAGTCCTGCGCGACGAGATGGAGTACGACAAGCGGCGCGATCCCGACAAGTATTCCCACGTTTGGATGGGTCAGTACCTGACCAACAGCAGCAGCCGAGTGTTCAAGAACTGGCGCGTCGAGGACTTCGAGGCACCGCCAGACGCCATCCACCGCCTCGGCGCTGACTGGGGATTTGCCGTCGATCCGACCACCCTGGTGCGCTGCCACATCATTGGCCGAACCCTCTACATCGACTACGAGGCCTACATGATCGGCTGCGAGATCGTGAACACCCCCGAGCTGTTCATGACCGTGCCCGAGGCCGAGAAGTGGCCCATCGTGGCCGACTCTGCCAGGCCAGAGACCATCAGCCACATGAAGAAGAACGGCTTTCCCAAGATCATGACGGCGATCAAAGGCCCGAAGTCTGTCGAGGAAGGCATCGAGTTCCTGAAGAACTACGACATCGTGGTGCACCCGCGCTGCATCCACACAATTGACGAGCTGACCCTTTACAGCTATAAGCAAGACCCATTGACCGGCAGAATATTGCCCGTGCTGGAGGACAAGAAGAACCATGTCATTGACGCCTTGCGGTATGCCTGCGAGGCCGTGCGGCGATCCAGCGCAGCCAGGCCCATTGCTTTTACCCCCATCGCCAATATGAAAAAGTGGTGAGACAATTGCACAAATTGAGGAATTAATCTATGGCCAGAATCTCAAACGACCAACGGCTCTCGAATCTGCACAGCGAAGCCCTGCGCCAGTTTAATGACATCCAGACTGCGCTGCGGGACGAGCGCCTGCAGTGCCTGCAAGACAGGCGCTTCTACTCCCTGTGCGGCAGCCAGTGGGAAGGCCCACTGTGGGATCAGTATGAGAACAAGCCCAAGTTTGAGGTCAACAAGATCATGCTGGCGGTCATTCGCATCGTCAACGAATACCGCAACAACCGCATCACTGTGGACTATGTATCAAAAGACGGCACAGACAACGAGAAGCTGGCCGAGGTTTGCGATGGCCTGTACCGTGCTGACGAGCAGGCATCCGTGGCCGACGAGGCCTATGACAACGCCTTCGAGGAGGCAGTCGGCGGCGGCATTGGCGCATGGCGGCTGCGCACCGTCTACGAGGACGAGGAGAACGGCGAAGATGACCGGCAGCGCATTCGCATGGAGCCAATCTTTGATGCCGACAGCTCGGTGTTCTTTGACCTAAACGCCAAGCGCCAGGACAAGTCGGACGCCAAGTATGCTTTTGTGGTCACCAGCATGACCCGTGAGAGCTACAAAGAAATCTACAACGACGATCCAACGGATTGGCCGAAGATCATCCACCAGTATGAGTTTGACTGGGCAACGCCTGATGTCGTGTTTGTGGCTGAATACTTCAAGGTCGAGGAAAAGATCGAGACCATCCGTATCTTCCAGGCCATCGACGGCACCGAGGAGCGTTACAGCTCTGCCGACTTCGCAGCCGACGAGACCCTAGAGGAAACGCTGGCAGCCGTCGGAACCCTTGAGGTGCGGCAGAAAAAGGTCAAGCGCAAGCGCGTGCGCAAGTACATCATGTCCGGTGGCAAAGTGCTTGAGGATGCTGGCTACATTGCAGGCAACTGCATTCCCATCGTGGTGGTCTACGGCAAGCGCTGGTTCGTGGACAACATCGAACGCTGCATGGGCGCGGTGCGCCTGGCCAAAGATGCCCAGCGCCTGAAGAACATGCAGCTCAGCAAGCTGGGCGAGATCAGCGCACTGTCCAGCGTCGAGAAGCCAATCCTGGTTCCAGAGCAGGTGGCAGGCCACCAGGTCATGTGGGCCGAGGACAACCTCAAGGACTACCCGTACCTGCTGGTCAATCCGATCACAGGACCAAACGGCGAGCAGCAAATCAGCGGCCCGATTGCGTACACGAAAAGCCCACAAATTCCACCGGCTATGGCCGCGCTCTTGCAGATCACAGAAACTGATATGCAGGACATCCTGGGCAACCCGCAAGGGGCTGACAAGATGGTGTCTGGCATTTCTGGCAAAGCCGTGGAGATGATCCAGACCCGTGTGGACATGCAGACGTTCATCTACATGAGCAATTTTGCCAAGGGCATGAAACGCAGCGGCGAGATTTGGCTATCAATGGCGCGAGACATCTACGTTGAGGAAAAACGCAAGATGAAGGCGATTTCGCCAACTGGTGAGTCTAGTGTGGTCGAGCTGATGAAGCCTGCGATTGACACAGAAACAGGCGCAATGGTCATGGAGAACGACCTCAGCTCTGCCACCTTTGATGTGATTGCCGAGGTTGGCCCGTCCAGCAGCAGCAAAAAGCAGGCAACCGTCCGTGCCCTGACCGGAATGCTTGCCATGACGCAAGACCCAGAGACTGCGCAAGTCTTGACCGCGATGGCCATGATGAACATGGAGGGCGAAGGCCTCAGCGATACAAACGCCTACTTCCGCAAGAAGCTCCTGCGCATGGGCGTGGTCCAGCCCACAGAGGACGAGGCCCAGGAACTCATGGCCGAGATGCAGGGCAAGCCCCAAGACCCGAATGCCATGTATCTCCAGGCAGCGGCAGAGGAGGCCACCGCAAAGGCCGCCCAGGCCCGTGCCAACACCGTCAAAACCGTGGCCGATGCTGAACTCAGCCGAGCCAAGACGCTGGAGACGCTCGGCAAGGTTGACGAGACCGCCCAGAATATGGCGCTCACAAATGCAGAGGCTGTGCAAGAGATATTGCGAGGCCAGATTGTGCAGCCCGTTGTCAGATGACAGAAAAAGGGCGAGAATGTAATTAACGGTATCCACCCAGCCGTTTTTAATGGGTGAGTTTGATGGGGTTGAAGATGAATGAAAAGGCAGAAATTGATGACAACGAAGTCGAAGTAGAAGAAGAGGAAATCGTAGTCAACGAACCCGTTGACGAGGTGGAAACTGAAGATACCGAGGAAGTTGTTGTCAGCATTGGTGAGGAAGCGCCACCTCCCGAAGAACAGACTCATGCGCCTGAATGGGTACGCGAGCTGCGCAAGACGAACCGAGAATTGCAACGTCAGAACCGCGAGCTTCAGAACAAGCTGCAAACAACCGCACAGACTGAGACCAAGCCGGTCGTGCTGGGAGTAAAGCCGAAGCTGGAAGATCACGATTACGATGCTGATAAATTCGAGGCAGCATTGGCCGATTGGTTTGAGCGCAAGCGTCAAGCCGATGAGGCCAGCGCCAGGCAAGAAGCTGAAGTTATGAATCAGCAGAAGGCCTGGAAAGCCAAACTGGATGGCTACGGCAAGGCGAAAGCTGAGCTGCGAGTCAAAGATTTTGAGGATGCCGAGGCCGTGGCTCAGGAACTCTTCAACATCACCCAGCAAGGCGTCATGCTGCAAGGTGCAGATAACCCTGCTCTTGTCGTCTACGCACTTGGAAAGAACCCAAAGAAGGCCAAGGAGTTGTCTGACATCAAAGACCCCGTAAAGTTTGCCTTTGCGGTAGCGAAACTGGAGAAAGAATTGAAAGTTACCAATCGCAGAGCAGCACCCGCACCAGAGCGTATCGTCTCGGGAACTGGACGATCTTCAGGTGCGGTGGACTCAACCCTCGAACGGCTGAGAGAAGAAGCAGCCCGTACTGGCAACATGACGAAAGTCATTCAGTATCGGGCGCAGAAACGATCAGCACCCAAGTAATTTTTTTAGGAGTCAATCATGGCTAATAGTTTTTCAAAAGAAGAGCGCGTTGCGTTCGAGGACATCCTCGAAGGCTTTAACGATGCTCTGGTGTTGTCCCGCAACGTGTCCGTTTACAACACTGACGGCTCGATGATGGAGCGCACCAACAACGTGATCTATCGTCCCCAGCCCTACATCGCCCAAAGCTATGACGGCATGGATCAGACCGGCAACTTCACTGCCTACACCCAGCTTTCCGTCCCTGCAACGCTCGGCTTTCAGAAGTCCGTGCCGTTCATCCTGGATGCACTTGAGCTGCGTGATGCTCTGCAAGAAGGTCGTCTTGGCGAAGCTGCAAAGCAGAAGCTGGCCTCCGACATCAACATCGCCATCATGAACGTGGCCGCAGCCCAAGGCTCGCTGGTCGTGACCGTGAACACCGCTGCTGGTGACTACGACGACGTGGCACTGTGCGACAGCATCATGAACGAGCAGGGCGTCCAATCCTTTGATCGTTACATGGCTCTGTCCTCCCGCGACTACAACGGCATCGCTGGCAACATTGCTGGTGGCGCTGGCGGTGCATCTGTGTCCCGCAGCTTTGCTGGCAACAAGTCGAACAATGCCTTCGAGCGTTCTTATGTCGGCATGGTTGCAGGCTTTGACACCTACAAGCTGGATTATGCAAACCGCATCGCAGCTCGCACTGGTTCAGACCCGACGATGAGCACCTTGGCTGCTGCCGGTAACTACTATGTTCCGCAAGCAACCCAGACCGCTGCTACCGGCGAGACCCAGAACGTGGACAACCGCTTCCAGACCATCACGGTCTCTAGCACCACCGACCTGCCTGCCGGTACGCCGATCCAGATTCAAGGCGTTGAGGCTGTTCATCACATCACCAAACAGGGCACTGGCTTTGCCAAGACCTTCCGTGTGGTGCAAGTGGTTAACGCCACGACCTGCGTCATCACTCCCCCGATCATCTCGGCCCAGGGTGGCACTGACGCTGAGTTGCAGTATCAGAACGTGATTGTGACCCCAGCTGCTGGCCGCACCATCACTCGCCTGAACGTGGCTGCAGCACCCATCAACTGCTTCTGGCAGAAAGATGCGCTGGAGATTCTGCCTGGCCGTTATGCTGTCCCGTCTGATGCTGGTGTCGCAGTGATGCGTGCAAGCACCGACCAAGGCATCGAGCTGGTCATGCAGAAGCAATACGATGTCAACACCATGAAAACCAAGTATCGTCTCGATACCTTGTTTGGTGTGGTCAATAAGCAGCCAGAAATGTCTGGTATCTTGCTGTTCGGTCAAGCCTAAGGAGTTAAATCATGAGCTATCAAGTAATCTTCACCCAAGGCACGGCCGTTGTCACTGTGCCCGCTGGCGAAAAAATCGCCGTTCAGGCCTTCTCACCGGCAAGCGTGTTTCAGGAAGTTGGATTCCCCAATTTTCCTGATTCGCAAGACCTGCTAACTGTTGTCGAGAACACCACCTATGTTTCACCGGCATTCACCAATGCCACCATCGTGACAATTCAGGCTGGTGCATCGGGCGCTAATTATGCTGTCGGCACAGCACCGACCATCAGCAACAATGGCAACTGGCAGCCTCAACCAGCGCCAGCCAACATTGCTGACGGTGGTTCGATGGCTGCTACTGCGGCT